CCAACAGTATTTTCTGATTGGAAGTCTGGAAAGAGCAAACCAAAGGTTGACAAGCTGAAAAAGATTGCTGATTACTTCGGTGTAACTATTGAGTATTTCTTGGAGTAGAAAAATGGGATATTTAATTTACGACAGAATCAAAGAAATTTGTAAAGAAAAAGGTGTGAGCGTCACTTTCGTAGAAAGGAAAGCAAAATTGGCAAATGGAGCTATTTGTAAATGGAATAGTTCAGTGCCAAGGGTTGACAAGCTCGAATCTGTTGCAAATGCTCTGGGAGTGACGATTGATGAAATTTTAAGAAAGGAGATTTATGAACGAACTTGTAAAAGTTAATTTTGACACACAAACCGTGTCGGCAAGAGAACTGCATGAGCAGTTACACATTGGAACCAAGTTTACAACATGGTTTGAGCGCATGAAAGAGTATGGTTTCACAGAGGGAAATGAGTTTTTCCCAAAAATGGGAGAAACCACCGAAAGCGGCGGCAGACCATCAGTTGACTACGATATTTCCGTAGATATGGCAAAACAGATTTGCATGATTCAAAGAACGCCAGAGGGCAAGGCGGTGCGCCAGTACCTTATTGATCTGGAAAAAGCATGGAACACGCCGGAGCAGGTTATGGCAAGAGCACTTAAACTTGCAGATCAGACGATTGATAAGCTGAAATCTGATAATAAAACACTGATCGCTGACAATGAGCGCATGAAACCGAAAGAGATTTTTGCCGATGCCGTATCAACGAGCCACACATCAATCCTTATTGGCGATCTTGCAAAGCTGATTTGCCAGAATGGAGTGCAGATCGGGCAGAAACGATTGTTCGGCTGGTTGCGAGATAATGACTACTTAATTAAGAGCGGTTCTTCAAAGAATATGCCAAAGCAAAGATATGTCGAACAGGGGTTGTTTGAGATTAAGGAAAGTAACGTACAGAATCCAGATGGTTCCGTGAGAATCACAAAAACCACTAAGGTTACCGGAAAAGGACAGATTTACTTTGTTAACAAATTTTTAGAAAGCAAAGGAGAAAAACATGGATAGACAAAAGAGCATAGCTATAAGAAAGGTTTTAGACCAGATAGGTGTGAAACATAGCCTTAAGGGTCACAGATATATAATCAGCGCCATTGAGAAAGCGCTTGATGATAGAAACAAACTTAATCGTATCACAAAAACTCTTTATATTGAGATCTCACAGGAAAACAATGACACGCCATCAAGAGTGGAAAGAGCTATTCGACATGCGATTGAAGTTACTTGGACGGGCGGCAATCCAGTGGCAATCAATAAAATCTTCGGATATACGGTTTCCGCGGCAAAGGGTAAGCCTACCAATTCAGAGCTTATCGCCCTGCTGACAGATTTCATTGATTTCAATTACAAAGAAATCGCAGATGGAACGTATGAGTTTGAATGAGTTTCTACCTATTATATAGGGATTTAGAAAGGAGAAGCCATGAAGAAGGCAATTAGATTTATCATCGGTGCAATCGCACTGGAGTATTCCCTGGTTGCCGCGTGCTACATGGATTGCGACGGAGAGATCGGGAATGTGGCGGCAATCAAGTTTGTTGCAGGAGCGGCAGTCGCGGCGGCAATGTATTTCTGGTCGGAGCTTGACATGAAGAGAGCCGAACTTGATAAGCGTATCAAGAGAAAACGCAGAATGAGAGAGAACGTATGGTGAGTATGTACATAAGTGGGACAAGATGCACCACGCGGGAAAAGAGAATGCTTGTGGAACTGTTGGCAGGCAAACAAAAAAAGAGGATCGAGAAAATTTTCAAGATGTTCTTGATTCTGAAATGAAAAATTGGAACCATCCGAACCGACCAAAGCTGAATGATTCCAACAAAATGCAATAGCATAAGCTATTTGCGTCCATTTTAGCACGAGAAGAAAGGAAAAGCAAATATGAATGAAATTACAAATAATAAAGTTAAACTGACCGGAATGATCGTTTCAGAACCGGAATTTAGCCATGAATCAAATGGGGAGAAGTTTTACAGAACATTCTTGAAAGTCAATAGACTTAGTGAGAACGCAGATGTAATTCCGTTGCTAATTTCCGGCAGGGGATTTGATTTGGATGATATTGCCGGGAAGAGAGTTGACGTTGTTGGTCAGTTCCGGTCTCACAATCACCATGACGGCGAGAAAAATCATTTAATTTTAAATGTATTCGTTACGGAGTTATACTATTCGGACAGAGAAGAAGATGCAAACGAAATTGTTCTTGATGGATATGTTACCAAAGAACCAATCTATCGCGAAACTCCAAAGGGAAGAGAGATCGCAGATGTTTTGTTTGCTGTAAATCGCGACTATAACAAATCGGACTATATTCCGTGCATTGTCTGGGGAAGAAATGCAGTATATGCATCTGAACTTCCGGTTGGAACACATTTGAAAATCACTGGAAGAATCCAGAACCGGAACTATACCAAGCGTTATCCGGATGGAACAGAAGAAAACCGGACGGCGTACGAAGTTTCCGTATCAAAGATTGAGGAGGAATCCTAATGGGAAAGAAAAATTACGTCTGTGTTCCAAGGGATGAGTATGATGAGCTGATTGAGTATAAGTTGCATATCAACGCACTGTATGAATTCATTACGAAAAAACATGCCAGCAGCATTAAAGCGTACGGACATAAGCGCGAAACTATCTGCATGGAAGCTATCGAACTTGCTTGTGGATATTCTGATAATGACAGATATTTTGACAAGCTGAAAAGAGAATATAAAGAAAGGATGAGAAAGAAATGCGAATGATTTTGAAATCGTTACGACTTGAAAATTTCAAGGGCGTAACAGATAAAACCTATGATTTTGGCAATATTACAAGAGTTAAAGGCGAGAATCGTCTTGGTAAGACTACAATCGGAACGGCGCTATTTTGGCTGTTTTCTGATCGAAACTATGAGCTTGAAAGCAATCCGGATATTAGACCGGATGATGGCAGAGAGTGTGTTCCAACCGTGACTGCCATGTTAAATGTTGATGGGAAAGAGATCACGGTTGCCAAGATGCAGATACGCAGGGTTGGAAAGCCGGATGCAAACGGAGTATCGAAAGTGACTCTTTCTAATTCATATGAAATCAATTCTGTGCCTAAGAATGGCCGTGATTTTACGGCATACATGGAAGAACTTGGCTTCTCATTTGGCAAATTTCTTGTGTGTTCGCATCCGAGCATGTTTACCAAGGATTTGTCACAGAAAAAGAAGCAGGATGAAATGAGAGAGCATTTATTCGCTATGTCTCATTCCAAAACAGACTTGGAGATCGCGCAGATGAGCAAAGATACCGCGGACGTGGCAAAATTGCTTGAATCCTACAAATTTGAGGAAATTGAAGCGATGAACAATGCTTCCAAGAAAAAAGCGGTTGATCAGTTGGATGCAATCCCGAATCAAATTATCGGTTTAGAGTCAGCTAAGGTTGATGTGGATGTGGCAGAGCAGGAACTTGCCAAGGCTGATCTGACAAGAAGAATCGCTGAATACGATAAGAAGATTGCCGGTGCCGATCATTCGCTTGACGAATTGCGCGATAAGGAAATGCGGTTACAACTTGATATATCCGGAATTACACAGACGATGAACCGCGAATTATCCAATCGTAGATACGAAATTGATGCTGATCTGTGCGGTTGCGAAGATGAATTAAAACATCTGGAGCAGACGATTTCTTTGAAAAAAAATCAGATTGTCGGTAATGAAAAGGCTATCACAGATGCGGATGCAGAACGGAAGAAAATTGGAGAAAAGTACAATGCAGAATATGCCAAGGCATTTGATGAAGCGCCTTACCTGTTTGACGAATCCAAGTGGGTATTTGATGAAAATAGCACTGTTTGTTCGCTGTGCGGTCAGAAGTTGCCAGAAGATAAAATCGAGCAGTTAAAGGCTGATTTTGAAAGCCGGAAAGAAAAAGCCAAGGCGGATGCAGAAGAAAAACTGAAAGCAAAAAGATTTAAGTTTAACACTGACAAAAAGGTTGAACTGAATCGGTTGAATACTATTGGCACCGAGAAGAAAGAACTTATTACCGAACTTACAAAGAAAAATGCTGATCTGAATACAGAAATTGACACTTTAAAGAAACAGGAACAGGATGCCATTGCAAAGAAAGAAGAACTTTCGAAGCAGTTATCCGAGATCCCGAGCGAAGCTGATTACACGCAGAATGAAGATTATGGGAAACTGAAAGCAGAGCGTGACAAGGTTCTCGCCGATATTGAAAAGCTGGAATCTGATGGTGCGGACAAGGTTGTTACTGATTTGAAAGTCGAGAAAATAGATCTGCAGAGCCAGCTTGATGAAGTAAATAGTATCATTGCACAGGCGGCTAACAATGTCCGTATTGATGAACAGATCGCGGAAAAGAGACAGGATCAGCGTAAATATGAGCAGGCTAAGGCCGATGCAGAAAAGATTCTTTATCAGCTTTCAGAGGTTTCCAGACGTAAAAATGATCTGCTTGTGGATGAAATCAATTCGCACTTTAGCATTGTTCGTTGGAAACTGTATGACTATCAGAAGAACGGAAATTATAAGGAAATCTGTGTTCCAACCGTTCCGGACGAAAAGACCGGAATCTGCAAGGTGTTTGGCAAGACTACGAATACCGGACGTGAGATTGAGGCAAAGATTGATATTTGCAACAGTTTTCAGAAGTTCTACGGTATGCATGTTCCTATTGTTTTGGATGGGGCAGAGAGCATTAACAATAAGTATCTCCCAAAAGTTGATACGCAGTTAATTCTTCTGACCGTATCAGAGGACAAGCAGTTGAAAGTGGAGGGTGTGTAGAATGTCAAGAGTAGGGACAAGCAACAACATCACACAGCCGGATGCACGGTGTATGTTGTGCAAGCGCTGGAAGAGTGCAAGTAAAGGGTTCTAGGGAAGAGCCGGACATTGTTCTCTTCCGTATTGCGAGAAAGACGCGAGGAATAAAGGAAAGAGAGGTTACAGATAAATGGATGATATTGAAAAGTTGAAGGCTGAAAACTCGGATTTGCGAACAAAGGTAGACGAACTTGAGAGTAATAAATATTGCCTTGAAGGAGAGCTTAGAAAAGCCACAGAAACAAACGAACGACTTTTGCGTATTCTTGAAAATTTGTCAAAGGGACATTAAAAAAGGAGGGTTACGATGCAGTATATCAAAGCAAAATTTCCAAACAGCACCAGAAGTTATACATACCGCACCGAGGATTCCGTAAAAGCCGGTGACACGGTTGTAAATGCTAAGGGTGCAAAGCTGGCAGTTACAGATGAAATCGTGGATATGAAGTGGGTGGAGACCTACGGTGCTGATAAGGTGGCGGTTGTGAAAAAGTATGAAGAGCCGGTAGATGCCGGAGAAAGCGAGGAATAAATAATTATGGCAGAAGCAAAGAAACAGGAAGTAGCAGTTAAGCAGGAAATGAATACAAGGCTTTCGTTCTACGCAAACCAGTACACCGGACTTATGGAGCGAGATTTCGAGGAACATGGTCTTGTATTTGATGATTATTCAAAACAGTGCGTTATGGCATCAATGAGTGCGATTTACAACCTTGTTACATCAAATAAGGCAGCTATGGAAAATCTGAATGGTTCTAATTTGCGGCAGGTTATCGGGCAGGTTTCCAGCCTTAAACTTAATGCAAATGCAGTACCGAGAGAGTGTTATTTCCAGTTAAGAAATAAGCAGGATGCCAATGGAAATTGGTATAAAGAGGTTGAGATGGGAATCGAGGGAGACGGAAACGATGCACTTCTTCGCAACTTCGGCGTTGGCGTTAAAAAAGTCTATCCGGTATGGCTTGTGAAAGAAGGAGATGAATTTACATACCCGAAACATAAAGGCGTTGAGATTACACCACCGGAATGGGAAGAAAAGGGATTGTCACAGAAAGTAATCCGTGTCGTTTACCCGGTCGAGATGGACGGTGGAAAGATTGAATACATGATTGCGGAACGTGAAGGTGTAAAAGGAAACCTTTTGGCTCATGTGCGCAACAATCTTTTGAATGAAACGTTTGGAATTTGCGAGAATAAGCGCAAGGCAACCGACAAGCAAAAGGCTGAAATTAAGGCTAAAAAGGACGAGATTATCAGTGCACTTCTCGGATGCAAGACATTGGAAGAAATGCTTGCTTGTGAAGTGGCAAGACCTTATATGAGCGCGGCGTGGAGAGAAACTTCCGAAGCTATGATTGTCCGTAAGATGCGTAATAATGCAATCAAGAAACACCCGAAAGACCTTAACGCTATGGCTACACAGTCACTTATACAGATGGATGAAACATATCAGCAGACGCAGGAAGAGATTGCCGAAAATGCCAATTCAGAGGACTTCATTGTTGCAGATGCAGAAGCAAAGGAATCCGTGAAAGATGGTGTTGAGAGAGCTGTCGGTGCAACAGTCGAAGCGGAAGTTGTTGAACCGGCAGAGAATGACGAG